GGTACGCCTCCTCCTCCTACAACAAGACCACCTATTAGGCAAACGCCAGCACCAACAGCGCCCCCAGCAACAAGTCCGCCAACAAGGGAAAGCGAACTACAAACCCTGTACAACTTTTTTTCTGGTCTTTCGGCTGATGAGTTTGCCCAAGTCATGGGCTATGACGACGAGTTATCTTTCGGCACAGCTATAAGCATGATGGCAGGTGGTTATGCTCCTTTGTGGGCCTCAGAGATTCTTGGGGGAGGTCAGCCCGATGGAGGGTTTGGGGTAAATATTAGATGGGATTTATTGCCTGTATTTAGTCCAGTATTAACGCAGGACATGATTCTTGATGCAATTTTTAGAGAATTAGACAGGCGGCTTGATACAGAACAGCAAACAACTTTTCCGACCACGGCAGAGCCAACTCCTTCGCCTACACCAGAAATCCGCAGTCCTTTGCCAGCGCGGGACGATGCAACGCCGGAGCCGCCCCAGACTACTCCAAGGCCAACGCCATCTGAGCCGCCACCACCACCACCGCCGCCAGAAACTCCGGTTCCGCCAGCGCCAATAACAACGCCTACTCCAGAAATTAGGACAACACGAAGGCCTCCGCCGCCTACGCCTTCACCGTCACCATCGCCTACGCCTTCACCGACTCCGTCACCAACACCGACTCCGTCACCAACACCGACTCCGTCACCATCGCCGGAGCCAGTAACGCCTACGCCATCACCTGATCCTGTAACTACTACACCGGAACCTGACCCTGTAACCACTACACCGGAGCCGCCGACAACCACGCCAGAGCCGATAACAACGACACCAGAGCCTGTAACTACTACAACTGTAGCCACTACTACTACAACTGTAGTTCCTACCACTACACCGGAGCCGATAACAACGACACCGGAGCCAATGATGACAACTACGGTGGCTCCTACAACAACTCCTATTCCTGAAACAACAGAGCCTCCTACAACAGAGCCTCCTACAACAATAGTAGATCCTGGCGAGGGAGATACAGATTTAGATGGCGATGCAGATTTAGACGGGGGCGATGCGGCAGACGAAATAACAAGGGATAACCTTATAAGCTCTGCTACAGGATTTGCTCAAGATGAAGAGTCAATAAGAAAAATACTTGACGAGATTAATAAAGGTACTCCTATAGACGAGGCTATGAATAGCATTCTTCAGGAGATTGCTTTGTCAGGAGGCGGAATAGGTGTTGAGTTTCAAGGGCCGACTCCAGATTATATTTTGGTTTCAATTCCCGGCCTTCCAGAAATAGTAGAAACGGGTATTAACAAAATATCATTAAAAAATCCTGACGGAACGTGGAAAACGCCTACACAAATTAGAACTGACGTAGGCGAAGTAATAGGAACAACAATAGGAAAAATAGGAGAGATACCAGGACAGGTTATAGGCAAAGTACAAGATGTTCTTAATTCTGGCAGTCCAGAAGACGTTTTTGCGACTATAGAAGACATACTTGTTGGTGGAGGTGTTGGTGTTGGCGGCACAGTTGTTGATACACCACCTTGGCTTTCACCAGAGCTTTTGGATGACCTTAAAGGCATAATCGGAGACATCTTTAGCAAATGGCAGGGTGGAGATGACGACTGGACAGATGTATTTGGAGGAGAGTTTCCAACTATTCAAGACACTGTTGACGATAGCGCAGATGACGGCATTGATGATGCTGACGATAGCCTTGCTGACGATAGTGTAGGTGATGAAATAAAAACAGATGACACTGTTGTTGATGACGATGACGGTCGCGTTATACCACCTGATGATAATACAACCACTACAACTACAATTATTCCAGATGAAGATTTAGACGAAGAGCCGCCTGTTGTTGACGATAATACCTCTCCTACTACTACGCTTACTGCTTTGCCCCCTATAGTTGATGACCCTCCTCCTGTAATAATAGAGGACGATCCAACCACTACACCTACTCCTGAAGTTACTCCTGAGCCAACACCAGCCGACCCAGAGGTAACGCCCGATCCTACAGAGCCGCCTGAAGATGTTAGTGGTGGTGGTGGCGGTGGTATGTTTAGCGATACTGGCACAGGATACATGGCGGGAATACCGTATCAGCCACCAGGATTTGTTTCTGTTTTATATCAACAAGCAAGAAATCCAGCAATGAATGCGCTTGATAGGGTTATACAAGACAGTTTATTTAAGGGAATGATCTAATGACTTATTTGAATTTAGTTAATAGCGTTCTGAGAAGGCTTCGGGAAAATGAAGTTAGCACTGTATCGTTTGACGCATACAGCAAGTTGATAGGCGACATTGTTAATGACGCTAAAGACCTTGTAGAAAGCGCATGGGACTGGTCTGCATTAAGAACAACATTAGCAATTAACACGGTTGCTGATACATCCAACTACTCGTTAACAGGTAGTGCAGACAAAGTAAAAGAGCTTAATGTTATTAATGATACGTCTAATCTTGTCATGCAGTACCAGACTAACAACTGGTTTGATGAGCAGTACTACATTAATACGCCTGCTACTGGTGCGCCAACTTACTATACATACGGTGGCGTAGACACTAACGGTGATCAAACAATAGACGTTTACCCCAAGCCTGATGCGGTTTATGCGTTAAGAGTTGACGTTGTTAAGCGAAATGCTGCGCTTAGTGCAGACACAGACACGCTAGATGTGCCTGAGAACCCTGTTATCCAACTTGCTGTTGCGTTGGCAACTAGGGAGCGCGGAGAGACAGGTGGTACGTCTACAGCAGAATACTTTCAGATTGCTAACAAGTACTTGGGTGATGCTATTGCACACGATGCAGGCAGACATCCTGAAGAACTAATTTTCTATACTCCTTGAGAAAAGCATGGCACAGCAGTTAAGTAGCATTAACCTTGTCGCACCAGCGTTCAAGGGCATAAACACAGAGGATTCTCCTTTAGCACAAGATCCTTCTTTTGCTGAAGTAGCTGACAATGCTGTGATTGACCAGCGTGGGCGTATCGCTGCGCGTAAAGGTCTTAGTGTTATAACAACAAACAAAACCCAGCTAAGTACAAACAGCATACGAGCGATTAAGGAGTTCAGGGATTCTGGTGGAAATACCAAAATATTCTCAGTAGGCAACAATAAGATACTAAGCGGGACAACGACTCTTGCCGACGAGACTCCTGGCAGCTACACGATTACTGCCGACAACTGGAAGATGGTCAACTTTAATGACAACATCTATTTTTTCCAGCGTGGTTATGAGCCTCTTGTCTACAATAATGCAGGAGGCTCTGTTGTAAAGCTTAGTACAGTCTCTGGCGCTGCTGGTGTTTCTTCTACAATGTACGGTAACGAAGTCCTTGCGGCTTACGGTAGATTGTGGACAGCCGACTTTTCTGCTGACAAGTCTACGGTTTACTGGTCTGACTTGCTTATTGGTCATGACTGGTCAGGAGGCACATCAGGCTCCATAGACATTTCTAAAGTCTGGCCTGACGGGTACGATGAGATTGTAGCGTTATCAGCACACAACAACGCGCTAATTATTTTTGGCAAGCGCAGCATTGTAATTTACGAAGGTGCTGATGCTCCTGCAACAATGCAGTTAGCAGACACTATATCTGGCGTGGGCTGTGTAGACAGGGATACCGTACAATACACAGGCACAGATGTTTTGTTCTTGTCTCAGACAGGGCTTAAAAGCTTTGGTAGGACAATTCAAGAAAAGTCCATGCCGATTAGCAGTCTTTCAGGGACGATTACTAAAGACATTATTTCTCTATTAACAACAGAGTCTGAGTTTTACAGGTCTGTTTATTACCCAGAAGAAAACTTCTACCTGATGAACTTTGTAGGCCATAACACGGTCTATTGTTTTGATGTACGAGGGACTATAGAAAACGGATCTTATAGAGCTACACGCTGGCCTGGAACTGGGTTTACTTGTTTTGAGCGTAAAGACAATGGTGACCTTCTAATTGGAAGTTCTCTTGGTATTGGGCAATACACAGGCTACAACGACAATAGCCAAACGTACCGTTTTCAGTACACCAGTCCTGAATTGTCTTTTGGTGACCCTGCTAAACTCAAGTTTCTCAAGAAGATCAGACCAACAATCTTTGGTGGCGAAGGCGCTACGCTGTTTTTCCGCTGGGCTTATGACTTTAAAACATCGTCTGGATCAAGTTACGTTACGTTATCAGACTACGCAACTTCTGAATATAATATAGACGAATTCAATATAGGTCAGTTTTCACAGGGTAAATTTACGTCAAGAAAGAATGTAAATACTACAGGCAGTGGCGG